TGTAGATTGATATCAATCGATATCCTTCTGAACCGGGATACGAGGGACACTTGTAGTGTCCTCCGTCGACCGGTGAGATGCGCTCTGGCATCTCTAAAGGAGCAAGGTCTACGTCCATCCTACGTTTAATGCGCAGGAAGTTAGCATAGGCAACGGAACCGTTAGGCTCTATTGCGTTTGCTAATACACTATCATCACTCTCACGAGCGTAGATAGAATATGTAGGTAGAATCCTATCACCAATACGGAGAGCCCGCTTGTCACGGCGGGGATTCAGTGTAAAGGTGTCGAAGATAACTCCTCCATAGCCATGGTTCGCGTGCCGGTTTTTCCGACGCGGGATCCAGTCACCCAAGAGGTGACCGTCTCCAAAACCATCCGGGCCATATATGCGAAAATGATCCGGTATCAGAGAAAGGATCTCGTCAACCATTTCATTGTCGTGTTTGCGATAATAGAAGTTATGCAAACGGAAGAGTTCAGCCACAGAAATCAGATTCTTCTGATAAAGTAGCCGAATATCAATACCCCGAAGATAATCAGCACCGCAGGATTCCCGGAAGGGACCTACCCAGTATGACTTTTCCTTATTGATTGTAAAACCGCACACTTGCAAGATGTTTATGACATCAGACACGGATGCAGTCGAACAAACAATATCGTCACCGTAGACGGATGCGAATCCGTCCTCAGAGGCGCAGGAAGACAGAGCCCAAAAAATCAAGCTCTGGAGGGGAAAGGTAAAACCATTCCCCATACTGGAAAACTTCTCTAATGATATGCGCTGTCCATCCAGCATGACGTTGGACGAGCGAGCACAATCAAGGGCAAAGGCCCAATCATAAGGAAGTAAAAGATATACAATCTCTTTTGAGATCGTATCTGATGCTGATGAGAGGTCGAGAGTGGCAAATGAGCCATTCATAGAACCTAAAAAGGCATAGTGTTGGTTAACACTCTGATCTTTAAGGTCGACCCCAAATGCCCGCAGACGTGAAGTCATGTAATCACCGTAGGCGAGTTGAACCATGAGGTTCAAACTCGGGGCCTTGGTGATAGACCTATGTGTCTTGGCATTCTTCGGTACAAAGTCGACAATGTCGTCCATAACTTGGACTGACACGCGAGCGCACTCGACTCGGTCACATAGACGACTATAGCTAGTCGTCGAATGTAACTCCGACAAGTGAGGCATCTCCTCCAGAACGCGAGAAGCGTACGGGAGAAGATCTTCACTGCACGATATGCCAGCTTGTAGTTTTTCAACTACACTGGCATTCCTCTTCTTAGTAAGAGTGGTTGCACCGGGGCCGAATCGAAACTTAAGGTCAGTAAGATTGGG